TTTGAATATACAATGGTTTTCTGCTGCTTCATTGCGATGTTGTTAATACTAATTTTAATGATTTTTATATGATACCAAACGACTATGAATTTTTGACTTTTGCCATTGCATCTATTGCTTTGATATTAATGATAATAAACCGCAAAAGGTTTGGAATCAAAAAGAAGATGATGATTAAAATCTTCGGACTTGGAGGTGTATATAGTTTGCTGGTGTTAATGTTTATGTATATATTAGCGTCATTATGAGACCAGTCAGAGACTTAGCACAAATGGAATACCTTGCTGCAATTACAAATGTGATTGAAGTGGTGTTAGAGAAATCAAAAACAGATGAAACGCTTAAAACCTTGGTGGATAAATTAATTGATGTATCGGCATATGTCAGTTACTTAGAACTAGAGCGCAGAGCATACGACAACGAAATAAGCAAATTTAAAAATGAAAAAGAAAGAGCAATTGAAAGAGCAAGACGTTCAGAAAATGACCTTGACAGAATGGTTAAACAACGGAATCAACCCGATACTGGGTTTCAGATATGAGCCATTCTATTTACCGAGAGGGTATAACGAAAGACTAAACGGATATAGAGGAAGATGATACTACTAGTTGACGCAGATAGTTTGATATTCGCAAGTTGCTACAAAAGCAAAAGCGATGATGGTGAGAAATTCTACACAGACATAGACGATGCGGTTGCAAAGTTTGACGAGCAATTTATGAGCATTATTAATCATCTTGAAGATATTTACACCATTGATGAGGTTAGGGTATTTAATGGTTCAAAGGGCAATTTCAGAAAGCAAATAACAAAGAACTACAAAGCCAACAGGATTAAAACAGAATTGCCACCGTTATTGAATCAAATGCACGATTATGTCAAAGATACTTATTCAAGCTATTACGGTTATGGAATAGAAACAGATGACTTAGTGGCTAGGCATTGGTTTGAACTAACCGAACTAATTGGCAGAAACGAAGTTATGATAGTATCAATCGACAAAGACTATAAGCAATTCCCTTGTTTGATGTATAACTACCATTACAAGCATAAAGAGGTACTGGATATTTCAGAGCAAGAAGCATTGTATAACTTTTACGAGCAAATGATTACTGGCGATACAGCCGACAATGTAAACTACTTCAAAGGTAAGGGCAAAAGGTTTGCAGAGAATTATTACAATGGATGTGACACGAAATACAAATATACTAGGAAGCTATTTGAACTATTTAAACAAGAATACAAAAGCAAGGCAAGGGAAAAGTATATCGAATGCTACAATTTACTAAAACTTAGAACGGAATGAGAACAAAGAAGCTGACACAAGAACAACGGATTGCTAAACTAGAGAAAACAGTTTATCAGTTAGTTAATTACTTAGCAAACAAATCACAGGAAGAAAATAAAGAGGAAGAATGACACTAAAGGAATTTGACAACAGAATAGCGATGTATTTAGCAGAGGGATATAACGAGGCAATAATTACATTTGATGAAACAGGAATAAAAGACATACAACCAATAGAAAGCAATTAAAATGAGAGCGACACAAATACACTACGAAAACGGAAAAGGCTATGACGTTATAGACTTCATTACTGATTACGGTTTAAACTTCAACAGAGGCAACATTATAAAATATGTCGCAAGGGCTGGTAAGAAAGGCGATGAACTTAGCGACCTACGAAAAGCCTTAGATTACATAAATAGAGAAATAGAAACAATAGAAAAACAAAAGAAACAATGGGTAGAGAGCCACAACTAAGTTACTTAAAAGTATTGCTATTGGGTCAGCTAACCTTAGAGGCTATGGATGAACTAAACGGAACAAGCAAATACAAACATAACCTAAAACTAAACGGCCAAAGGTTCTTAAAGCAATTAGAGGGCTATTTAAGGAACGATTACGATATAGTTTATAGTAACGATGCAGAGATAGCCACAAACGTCTTAAACAAGCTAGAATCGCTTATAGACAAGCTAAGAACTTCTGATGTAGATGAGCTGGTTATGATTGATGCGGTCATAGACAAATACCACGACAATAAGGAATGGTTCAAAGAACACGCTGATGCTGAATTTTTAAGACTGCAATAATGAAGATACTTAATTTATACGCTTGTTTGGGTGGCAATAGGTACAAATGGGATGAGGTTACAGATGTTGAGGTTACTGCTGTTGAATGGGATGAGGAACTAGCAAGACTTTACCAGGAAAGATTCCCTAATGACAAAGTAATAGTAGCAGATGCCCACCAATACTTACTAGACTATTACAAAGAATTTGATTTTATATGGAGTAGTCCACCTTGTCCAAGCCATAGTAGAGCAAGGTATTGGAATAGTAGTAATTACGACACAAAAACTCCTGGAATATACCCAGATATGAAACTTTACCAAGAGATACTTTTTTTACAACACTACTATAAGGGAAAGTATGTGGTAGAAAATGTTATACCTTATTACGAGCCTTTAATACAGGCATATAAAAGAGGCAGACATTTATATTGGACTAACTTTAATTTGCCAAGTGATTTGCAAGACAGAAGATTTAAAATAAGTCAAACAAAAAATGAATTTAAAAGCCTTTGCGAGTTTCACGATTACGATTTCAGTAAATATAAAGGCGAACAAAATAAAACAAAAATAGCAAGAAACCTGGTAGACTACGAAGCTGGTAAAACTATACTAGAAACTGCATTAGGAATAACAAAAAAACAAAACGAAAAACAAATAAGACTTTTTTAAAATGGACAACGTAGAAAGATTAATAAAACAAATTACTGGGGTAGATATATTCCAAGAAACGAGAAAGCAAGAAGTAGTAGAATATAGAGCAGTAGCAAACGTATTTCTAAACAAGATACTTGGGTACAGCTTAATGGATATAGTTAGGTGGTATCAATCCAATGGAAAGAACAGCCATCACGCTACAATCATTTTCAGTATAAACAACTACGACATCTATAAAAAATACAATAAGGACTTAGAGAAGATGTTTAATACTTTATTAAGTAGCACAACCTCAACAACTTCAATAGCCGACCTAATTAGAGAAGTAAAAGACCTAAACCAAAAGGAGTTAAACGACCTTATGAAATATGTCCAGACAAAAAAATATCAAAAAAACTATATATAGGTATAAAAATACACCAATGGCTTACGAAACAAATGAAATGATTGAACAATCTTTAGAAGCTATTAAGAAGTATAACTTGCTTTTTATTACAGACCTATTTGCTTATGTTGCATTTTCAAAGGCTACCTTTTACAATCATCAATTAGAACAATTGGACGAGATAAAAAGGGCATTAGAAAAAAACAGAGTAGATATGAAAGTTTCAATGAGACAGAAATGGTATGAGTCAGACAATGCTACACTTCAAATAGGGTTGATGAAATTAATATCTGATGACGATGAGGCGCATAGGTTAAACGGTACGAAGCGAGAAATAAAACACGACACAACCGACAAAGAGATAAACATAAAAATCCATAGATAGTGGATGTCAATGTCAATGTAGTTTTTGAACACTTACTAGATAGCGAATCTAAAATAGTAATTGAACAGGGCGGTACGAGAAGCGGGAAAACCTACAACATACTTTTATACATAATTTTTCATTATTGCCAAGTTAATAAAGGTAAGACTATAACCATTTGCCGTAAGACATTCCCAGCATTAAGAGCTTCCGTAATGCGAGACTTTCTAGACATACTTAAACAGCACGACAAGTATGACGAAGAACTACATAACAAGTCGAACTCCGAATATGAACTTAGCGGAAACCTTGTTGAGTTTATAAGCCTTGACCAACCACAAAAGGTAAGGGGACGCAAAAGGAACTTGCTATTCATTAATGAAGCAAATGAATTAGACTTTGAAGACTGGCAACAGCTTGTATTTAGAACAGAGGACAAAATAATATTAGACTACAATCCATCCGATGAATACCATTGGATTTATGACAAAGTAAAAGACCGAGACGATGCTGATTTTTATATTACTACTTATTTGGATAATCCTTTCCTTGAACCAAGCATTAAAGCAGAAATAGAACGCCTTAAAGATACAGATGAGCAGTATTGGCAGATATACGGTTTAGGACAAAAAGGGATTAGCAAGGCAACGATATTTAATTTCACAGAGACAAACGTAATTCCCGAAGATGCAGAGTTTGTCAGTTACGGTGCTGATGCTGGATATACCAACGACCCGACTACACTTGTAAGCGTTTACAAAAAGGATTACAACCTTTATATCAAAGAGCATTTATATCAAACGCAAATGACCACCGTTGACATTCACAACAAGTGGAAGCAGATTGGTATAACAAGAGAGCCGATATATTTCGATAGCGCAGAGCCAAGATTAATAGAAGAACTTAGGCGTATGGGTTGGAATGTACGACCAAGTATAAAGGGTGCTGATTCGGTTAACGCTGGTATTGACTTATTAAAAAGATTTAAGATATATATTCACAAAGACAGCCATAACGCAATCCAAGAGTTTAGGAACTATAAATGGCAAGAGGACAAAAGCGGTAAACTGATGAATAAGCCAGTAGATAAAAACAACCACTTAATTGATGCGACCCGATACGCCACTTACTCGGTGTTGAGCAAACCAAACTTCGGCAGGTACGCAATCCAATAGTCAAGGTGGACTAGATATGAGAGTGCATTAAAAAACATTAAAAAATATTTTCGTTTTAGCTATATATAAGTATGAAAGTTGAATTGATAGTACCGAATAACTTGAACGAGGTCACGCTCGGTCAATACCAAGAGTATATGAAAGTCGCTGATTTGCCCGAAATGGAAATGGCAATCAGAATGGTTGAGATATTTTGTGGATTAAACAGGGAGCAAGTTAGAGCGTTAAAAGCTACCGATATATCTGATATTGCAAACGTCATTGCTACGATGTTTGAGAATACACCATCGCTGATTCATAGGTTTAAAATGAAAGGTGTTGAGTACGGTTTTATTCCTAGCTTGGACGAAATGTCTTTTGGAGAATACATAGACCTTGACACTTATATAGGCGATTGGGATAATATGGAGAAAGCTATGGGAGTTCTTTATAGACCAGTTACAAGCAAGTACGGAGAGAAATATGTTATTGAGGATTACGAAGCTAAAGATGCTGCTCCTATGAAAGATATGCCAATGGATGCGGTGCTAGGTTCTATCCTTTTTTTTTATCGTTTAGGGAAAGACTTGTCGAGAATTATTCTGACTTATTCACAGAACAAGAAAGAGGCGAACTTACAGCGATATCTCAATTCGGAAGAAAATGGGGTTGGTACAGTAGCGTCTATGCACTCGCTCAATCGGATGTTAGGCGATTTGAACATATCACTAAATTAAAAATGCACGAATGTCTGTTATTCTTGACATTTGAAAAAGAGAAAAACGAACTAGAAGCAAAACAAATTAAAAAGAAATTTTGATGCAAGGGATTAGAGGATTTTACCAATTGACTGAAACTATCAAAGACCAGTTATTGAATGACGTAAACACGAACACGGTAACGACTGGCGATATTACGGAAATAGATTTGTCAAAGCAAACCATATTCCCTTTGGCTCATATCATTGTGAATAATGTAACGTCACAAGAACAAGTCTTGTTGTTTAACATTACGGTAATGGCTATGGATATAGTAAACCAAAGCAAAGAAGAAACTACCGATTTGTTCAGAGGCAACAACAACGAGCAAGATGTTTTGAATACTCAATTGGCTGTGCTTAATCGCTTGGTAATGGTTTTAAGAAAAGGAGACTTATATACTAATCTCTATCAATTAGAGGGCGATGGTAATTGCGAACCGTTTTACGAAAGGTTTGAAAATGTTTTAGCTGGGTGGGCTTGTACTTTCGATGTGGCAGTTAAAAACGATATTGACATATGCAACTAAAAGACACGCAAGACGCTTTAAATGCTTTTGG